ACTACAGGTGAAACAATACCAGTAGTCTCTAGCTTATTTTTCTTGTGAATATCTTCTAGAATAATAGAACACAATTGCTGTGTTTCTGTATCTCTTTTGGCTCTTGACAAAAAGTCTTCTATCTCAGCTCTTGTAAAAATCCCTTCTAGCCTATCAATTGGATTTTTAATCTCACCCCAAATGTGGTGCACAAGATATTTTTCAGTTATCTTTGCACAGTCTCTAATAACAAAATAAGCCGACTTCTTGACAATAGTAACACCTGTATCGGGTTTACTAGCAGCGATTTTTGCTGGGGCAATAAGACCGGCTTGCTTTGACTGACTAACAGTTAAAATTTTATTTTCGAATGCTCCTGACATACAATATTATTTACTGCAGTCAGAGATAAAGACTACTCTTCAGCCATCTTAATGAAGTCGTAAAACTCTTTGCGAGTCTTCTCATCGTCATAGAAGTCTCCAGATAGCTTAGAAGTAACCATATAACAACCTTGATGTCTCACACCTCGATTACAAGCACAAGTATGCTGAGCCTTAACAACAACTGCAACACCCTTATTATGCTCACAGACTTCGTTAATAGCCTTATGAATCTGCATTGTCAACCCTTCTTGAATCTGAGGTCGACGACCATAAAACTCAACAATACGATTTAGCTTACTCAAGCCAATAACACGACCTTCAAGACTAGGAATATAAGCAACATGCACCAACCCAGTAAACGCCAAATGGTGATGGCTACACATACTAGTCAATGGAATGTTCGTCTGAGAAATAATTCCATCATACCCATCAGCAGGGAAAGAAGTAACCTTCGGAGGAGCCTCATAACATCCCGAGATCAAATCAAACACAAACGACTTTGCAACACGTCGAGGAGTACCAGAGCTATTCGGATCATTACGCCAGTCAATGCGAAGAGCATCCAAAAACGCCTCATATGCCTTAGCGCCTTTGTCGATAATAGCAAGCTTTTGCTCTTCTGTCAGAGTCATAGAACTGTTAGCAGTCGGGAGGAGGTAATTTTTCTCTCTAATCTCATCATTCATACGCCTATTATAGAGACAAATTCGTTCAAGTCAAGGCTTGATTCTAGGAAAAAAGTTCATAACATATTAAGTATGAGATATTATTCCACGAAGGTTATTGAACTCGGGAGCGCTGCATTCCGTCAACCTAATGCTAAGTCCCACTGCAGATTCATTCACGGTTACCGTTTGGTTGGCAAGTTTACGTTTACAGCTGAATCTCTTGACGGTAACAATTGGGTTGTTGACTTCGGAGACTTTGACGAATTTAAGGGATTCTTGCAGGAGAAGTTTGATCATACTCTCGTTCTTGCTAAGAATGATCCTGCTATGAAGGAGTTTGAGGCTCTTGAAAAGGCTGGAGCTGCTTCAATTGTTGTTATGGATGAAGGGGTCGGCATTGAGATGTTTGCCAAGTATTGTTTTAATGCTGCAGATAGCTACGTGAAGCATAAGACTAGCGGTCGTGTTCGCGCTCACTCTGTTGAGGTGTTTGAGCATGAGAAGAACTCTGCTATTTATTCTGCTGAAAATACTCAAGTGTCTGTGGCAGAAATTGCTGAAGAAACTGTAGTTGCTCCTGCTAAAGACAAAGGTAAGAAAGGTAAGACTGCTGAACCTGTCTGGGCACCACCTGCCAAGTCTGAAAAGCAGACTGAAGCTAAGCCTTATGAAACAAATAAGCCAGTGAGGGTTACCCCTAAGCAGACTGTTGCTCCTCCGCAAGGTGTTCCAGTCGGAGGTAAGAATCGTCCTAGTACCTGGGACTTTGGTACCAAATGGGCTTGAACATAAGAGTGATTCCTATATCATTGAATTATGAGTTCATTATTTCTCTCTGATGACTTCGTCTTTGAAACGATTGAAGGTGAAGGTCATTTGGTTGGTAGGCCTAGCATCTTCATGCGGCTGGCAATGTGTAACTTGACTTGTATCGGGTTTAAGTCTCCTGATTCTCCGTTTGGTTGTGATAGCTATGTTAGCTGGTCTAAAAAGAATAAACTAACCTTTGAAGAGATTTTTAAGATCTTCGAAGATAATGATTACATTAATAAATTGAAAAGTAATCATGTTCTTAAGATTACTGGTGGTGAACCTCTTATTCAGCAAAAGGCTTTAATTGAGTTTATTGAAACCTTTCTTAATAAGTATGATATCTATCCTGGCATTGATTTTGAGACTAACTGTACAATTAAACCTGATGCATTTTGGGAGCATATTGGTGCTACCTTTACTGTTTCTCCTAAGTTATCAACTAATGGTGATCCAGTTGAGAAGAGATACATTCCAGAAGTTATTAAGTTTCATGCAGATATCTATTCTTTCTTTAAGTTTGTTGTGCAGAAGGATAGTGATGTTGAAGAGATTATTGAGAAGTATATTAAACCGTTCAATCTTACTGAAGATCGTGTTTGGTTGATGCCTTGTTGCGGTTCTCGTGATGAGCATAATGCAGTTGCTCCTTGGGTAGCAGAGGTTTGTAAGAAGCACGGCTTCAACTTTAGTCCTCGATTGCAGTTGGTGCTTTGGAACAAGGCCTTGAAAGTTTAAATAATCTAAATAACTAGTCATATGAGCTTGTTCGATTTAAGTGCGTGTCTAGTTATCTTTTTTTCGTTGTTAATATATGTCTGGAAGGATACAAGTCTTATTCCAGACATTCTCTCTTTTGTTACTTTTAATCGGTTGGATGTTGTTAGAAGATGGAGACGCAACTTAAACAGTATAGATTTTCCGTTGTTTCTTGAAACTGAAAATCAAAATATAATTACTAGCTTACTTGCTTGTCCGTTTTGTTTATCTTTTTGGTCATCTATACTTTTGTTTAGTGTCGGTATAGTGTCTAATTTTCTTTATATACCTCTTTATTGGTATGGAATTTATTGTTTGTATTTAATTATTAAGAAACTAGAGGCAATATGAGTGAACAAACTTTTAAAAATTTTAACGAGTTTTTCGATTTCTTAGAAACAAACAAGACTCATTTTCAAAGCACTAAAATTTTAAGCTTTTTAGGTGTAGTTAATTCTTTTAGAACTACAAAGTGTAGCATGTGTAAAAGATAAATTTTTAGTTTAGCAGAAGAGACATATAGAAATATGTTTACTTTGCTTTCTCAAGAAGATAAACAGAAAATTAAAACTTTGCTCAATGTTGAGTCAGTTAAGTTTTTTTACAACGAGGCTCCTATGTTTAGTTTCTAGGAGGAAAAGTAATGTGGTGGCAATAATAATGATTAAAATCTGTCGCAATTAATTGAGTATCTAAATTGTTATAAAGATATGAATAAGATCTTCTTTCAAAACTATTTCCAATCTTGCTCCCAGCATTTAGTCTCAAAAGTTATCAGGTTGTTCATTGTAGTAGATTTTTAATGCTAACTAATATATATTAAAATCATGAGAATTGCTATTTCCGGTGCCCATTGCATGGGCAAATCTACTCTTATTAAAGACTTTCTTGCTGAGTGGATCAACTATAAAACACCAGAAAAGAGCTATAGAGATGTTTTAGTTGAAAAAAGTCTTCCGCATAGCTCTAGTACTACAAAAGAATCTCAACAGACTATTCTTGACTTCATGGTCAAGCAGTTAGAAACCACTCACAAGGGAGACAAGATATTGTTTGATCGTTGCCCTCTAGATAATCTTGTTTATTCTATGTGGGCTTACCACCATAATGTTGGAGATATTGATTTTGACTTCATTAAGAAATGTATTCCAGTTGTTCGTGATGCCTTGAAATATATTGATATTATTTTTTATATACCTATTACAAGAGCAGCAAAAACCCCTGAAATTGTAGACGATGGCATGAGAGATGTAAATCCTTTTATGCGGGTTGAGATTGACAACCTCTTCAAGGTGTTTGCAATGGAAAATAGGGACAATCCAAAGTCTAACTACTTCCATGCTGATGATAGACCTCCTATTATTGAGACGTTTGGAGAGCGCAATGAGCGGATTCAGATAATGAAGTTGTATCTTGATGCTGATGGAGACTCTATGGACCCTAATGCCAACATCTTTAACGATTCAAATCTCGGCATGGAAGACATTGAGGCTTTAGAAGCTTTAGCGAGACCTGAGCCAAAACAGGCTAAAAAGAATAAATAATATTAGTGAATAAGTACGAAAAGAGATTTTTTACTCTTTTAGAAAAAACCACCCGCACAACTCCGCAGGGTGGCAAAGGAACTCTTAAAGCTAAAGCTACCAAGAAATTCGGTAAAGGCAAGATGACTTGTAGCAAGGCTAGAAAACTAAAAACCAAAAAGGCTACTGCTCATACAAAAGCGCAGTCTAATTGGTTTTTAAATTTTCATTGCAAAAAATAAATACTATGATGAAAGAATTCAATAACAACTTCAATAAATTACTCGAGAACTATGCTCCATTAAGAACACAGTCTCGATTATTTTACCCAAGAAATTTAAAGTTGTCTGAAGAGTTTATTAAATGCTTCAAAAGTGAGTATAATAGACTTTTAAAAGAAGGAAATCATCCTAAGAAAATTATGGAGAAGATTTCCAAGGCTCTTAAGTTTCATATCAACGGTTAGACTTAATTTCATTAAGTTTGCTAACAATAAACTTTAAGATTTTACTTCTCTTAATATCATCTTCTGTGAGAGTGAAGGATTGAATACCAACACTCTTACATTCCTCACTATTAAACTTGGCTACAACGTTACCGTAGCTCTTCTTATCTCTAATATCTACTTGGTTGCTATCCCCTATAACAACCAATTTACCGTGTTCTCCTAATCTAGTAAGTACAATGATAAGCTGATCAAGCTCAGCGTTTTGTGCTTCGTCTAACAGCACAACCTTATCATGAAAAGTAGTACCTCTCAAAAAGTTAAGAGGTTGAATATCTAAAGCGCTTTCAGAAGCCAACTTTGTAATTGCAGCCTCTGAAATCATCTCACTAAGCTTTTCCAAGAATGGAGCACCAAAAGGACCTATCTTCTCATGCAATTCACCAGGTAAAGAGCCTAGTTTTTGGCTAGAACACTCAGCAATGCTTCTTAAATATAGAATACTCTTGAAACTCTTTCTTTGAATAAGCTTCAAGGCAGCTAATACAGCACAATAAGTCTTGGCTGAACCAGCTGGTCCATCAATAAAAATGAGCTTATTGTCTCTGTCTAATATAGCATCAACAATACGTTTATGATTTCCAGAAAGTTCATACTTTTCTGCTACATTAAATGCCTTTTGATTTTTAGGTGACATAGTCTTAGATATATATTTTTTATTAGTTGAAAATCCAAATTATGCCTTTAAAATAAAATGTATGTTCGTGCTGCATGAAGAAACAGACCCACCAATCATTTGGGCTGAGAATTTCTTACCAAGAGCTGTTGTTAGCTCTATTTTTCAAGAACTAGTTAATATCAGGCAGTATTTTGGAACACCTGTATGGAAATTTGGTGATGGGGCTACAAAGCTTCAGAATACTTCTACTGATTATGACATCACTAAAAATAATTTAAATCATTTGTGTTGGGGTAGTGATGTATGGTTACCTGATGCAAATATCCCTGCTGGGTATACTCTAAACAATCTTGATAAGTTCTTTTTTCATCAAGGCATTCTCAAGTATATGAGTCAATGCAAAAGTAGAGAGTTTCAACTTGGTGGGCGCTTTGGTTTGACTGGTCGAACCCATATTATTAGCTATGGTAATGGAGGTTATTACAACTGGCACTCAGACGATGGAGTGTATGGTTTATCAATACATGGTAAAGAAATTGCTATGACTCCATTATTCACCATGTCTTATACTCTTGTACAAGATGAATCGCTCATTAAGGGTGGTAGTCAATTGTTTATGCATGACGGTAAATGCTATGAATACCCTCTTAAGAATAACTTTTTGTGTATCTTCCCATCTAGATTGCATCATGCCTGCTCTGAGATAATTTGCGATAATAATATGCCATGGGAGAACAATCGCTTTAACATCCAAATCTGGACCAGCCAAAATGATAGATACTAAAACAAACCAAAAAATCGGACTAGGTATTATTACCTGTGACCGCCCCGTATTCCTTAATCAGGTACTTAAATCTATACCTTTTAAGAGAATTGATACAGCTGTTATAATTGATGATGGGACTAAGCCTCTAGCTGGAGTAATCTTAGACCCATATCAAAATTTAACATATTTAAAGAATCAAA